GACAAGATCAATGCCACCAACTGCATGATCCGCAATGCCAACGGCCAGATCCGCCTGTTCGTGCATCCGCGTTGCAAGAACACGATCAAAGCGCTCCGCAATGTGACGTATAAACAAGGCGCCGATGATTACGTGATCGACAAGACCGGCGGCATCGAACATTGGAGCGACGGATTAGGCTATCTTGTCATGAGCGAATTCAACCCGTTGCACATGAATGCCGGCAAGGGCACAGGAATCCGCCTGTATTAGACCCATGCCCACACCCACCAGCGACACCCTAGGCCCGCAGATCGCCGCAGCACTCGGCATCCCAACCACCAACCTGGTGAGCTTCACGCTGCGGTTCAAGGCGCAGGAACCGGTGCGATGCGATGCGGAGTATCTGGTGCCGAGTGATGCTGCAGCAACGATCACGCAGCTTGTGGGCAAGAGTTACACCATTGCACCAAAGTAGACCTATACTCCACCAGTCAACTACAACTGAACAATGCTGAAAGGCGCTGAACTGCTGGCGAAAGTAAAGGAACTGGAAGGCAGCAACAAGTCACAGATGGCACGCGGCTGCGGGTATGTCACCGCCAAGGCGGATGGCTCTGAGCAGGTGAACTTCACTGCGTTCTATGAGGCGTTGCTTGACGCCAAGGGCCTCACCATCGGCGGTTGTAGCACCAAACGCGGCCGCGGCCTGCCCTACAAGGCCAAGGTGCAGTTCAATGGCAAGCTGCAGATCGGCGAAGGCTACATGCAGCAGATGGGTGCTGAACCTGGCGATGAGTTTGAGATCAAGGTCGGCCGTAAGCAGATCGTGCTCACCTACGCGGGCGAGTAAGCTGCACGCGGAGCTTGAGCAACTCCGCGAGGGATACCCGGCCCTGCCGGCATCGCCGGCGGGGTTTTTTGTGCCGTAGGATGCTGGTGTCCCCGCTCTGCGTGGCATCGGGCAGCAACACCCCTCAAGCCTCTCCACGGAAGCTCAAACAGAGGGGTCACTCTTTGAGGTATTGGCTAGCGCAGCGGATTGGCCAATACACGGCGATGGCTCAGCCGGTTATGATGGGCAAGTCGCCAATGGCGATTATGGCAAGGTGCGGCGCGGCTCGGCAAGTTACGGCTAGCTTCGGCGGGGCATGGCACGGCATGGTCAACTAGGGGTCGGCTACGGCTGACCCCTTTAGACTGCGCCTATTGATGGTCCGCCAGATGTATTCAGGTTTCAGGCAATACGATCGGCCAACGGCTACACGCAAAGTTGCTGGTGTTGCAGACCCCAATACAGCGTGGCACTCACAAGAACCGCACTGGATCCTGATCGAGGATCTCGTGAATGGCACTACAGCCATGCGAAAAAAGCACCGTAAATATCTCTTTCAAGAGCCGAGAGAGGCCGATGAAAGTTATGATTCGAGGCTGGCTAGATCAATTTGCCCGCCCTACTACATCCGCCTAGAGCGAATGCTGGCTGGCATGTTGACGCGCAAGCCGGTGAGGCTTAATGACACCGGCGACACCATCCGCGAACAGCTGTTTGATGTCAATTTGCTTGGCGATGATCTGAACTGCTGGGTCTACGAAACCGCCCGCAAGATGATCCGGTACGGCCACGTTGGCGTGCTGGTGGATGCACCGGCTGATGGCAATGGCCGGCCGTATTGGGTGTGCTACACGCCGCGTGACATCCTCGGATGGCGCACTGAGATGATCGACGGTGCACAGCAGATCACGCAGCTGCGGTTGAAGGAAACACTCACTGAGCCGGATGGTGAATACGGCGAAAAGCAAGTGGAACAGGTGCGTGTACTGACGCCCGGTGCATACCAACTGCATCGGCGTGATGAAAGCACCGGCGACTTCAAGATCTACGACGAAGGCACCACCACGCTCGACCGGATCCCATTCAGCGTGGCCTACAGCAACCGCGTGGCACTACTTGAATCACGCCCGCCGCTGCAAGACATCGCCGAGCTGAACCTGAAGACCTATCAGATCCAGTCGGACCTTGACAACCAGCTGCATATCTCAGCAGTGCCGATGCTCGCCTTCTACGGCTTCCCCAGCAGCGCCGAAGAGGTGAGCGCCGGACCGGGTGAGGCCATTGCCTTTCCGGCTGAAGGCCGCGCTGAGTACATCGAACCCGCCGGCCGCAGCTTTGACTACCAGTTCCGCCGGTTGGAGCAGCTGGAGAAGCAGATCAACGACTTGGGCCTTGCGGCAGTGCTTGGCCAGAAGCTCAGCGCTGAAACTGCCGAAGCCAAGCGGATCGACCGCAGCCAAGGCGATAGCACCATGATGGTGATCGCGCAGAACATGCAGGACATGATCGACAACTGCCTGCAGTTCCATGCGCAGTTCCTCAGCACACCAGAAGCGGCTGGCAGTAGCTATGTGAATCGTGACTTCATCGGCGGAACACTGGAAGCGCAGCAGATCCAATCACTGCTGCAGCTTTACACCGCCGGCACCATCACGCAGGAGACGCTGCTGCAGCGTTTGGCGGATGGCGAAGTGCTCGGCGATGACTTCAACGTGGAGGATGAGCTGGATGCAACAGCTGCTCTATCGCCTGCTTGATTGGATCACCGATCGGCTCGTTGATGTGATGATCATGATCGAACCACGGCCACCACGGCGGCAGGAGCTGGACTACCACGTCAGCAAGCTGCCGATGGAGATCCTCGCGATCGTGCGCATCAGCTGGTATAAGCAAGGCAAGCCCGATGAAGTGGACGAGGTAGTGCTGATGGAAGATGGCAACAATGGCTATGAAGCATTCGCGGCGCTGATCCAGTCTGCGCTGAACCGTGGCGCCAATATCAGCATCCGATCCGGGTATCAACCGGAGGATTTGGGGATCTTTATTGCCGGCTAAGCTGTCCGGGCATTGCATCCCTCAAGTGACCGAATTTCTCGACGCATTGAATCAGCTGATCATCGACTCGGAGCTGTCAGCCATTGAGCTGATTGGTGCGCTGGAGATCGTGAAGGCTGAAGTATTGGCGGATGTGCTGAGCGAAACCGTAGACTGAGTTTATGTAGACCACACTGCCGCCATGGCACGCCGCTATAACCGAGATTCACGCGGACGCTTCGCTAGTGGCGGCGGTGGCGGTGGCAGCAGGCGACCAGCACCACGTGGCATCAGTCGCGGCACCAACCGCCTGACACGCGACAACAGCGGCCGGATCACCAGCGTCGGCGGTGATGGCGCCACTGCACGCGGCGGCCGGCTGCGCACTGCAAGCGGCAAGCAACGCGCCACGCAAACCGCACGGATCAGCGGCGGCCGGGCAGCGGGGACCACGGCTAAGCCGCGTGGGTTGAAGCCGGAATCTTCGCGCAAGCTGAAAACTGGCGTAGCAGTCAACAGAATGCGTTCAATCAATGAACGCATGGGCAATCGGCCTGACATTGCCGAGCAAAACATTCGCGGCAGATTCAGAGGGCAAGCCGGCAAGCGACTTGACGCGTCGATTGATCGCGCTGTAAAGCAAGTGAAAGCGGCTCAAAATACTGCGCTGATGAAGCCAAAGGCGCAAGTCAAAGCGGAGCGCGCGGCTGCAGCTGAAGCAAAACGACAAGCGGCAGCAGCAAAACCTAAGCGCACGCGCACGCCCGAATCGCTGCGCATGAGTCGCGCCAAGCAAATTGAAAAACGCCGCAGCATAACAACCAACCCAGCCGGCGAGCGTGCATCGTCTGCCGCAAAGATGGCCGCCAATGCAGCGCGCACTCAAGAACGTGCAACAGCCTTCCTCAAGGCCGGCGGCAAAGCCAAACCCACCACCCGCGCCGCTGCGGCTGCGGTGAAGCCGGTGAGGCGGCAGCCGCTCCGTGGAGTTAATGCAGCCGTAGCCAGCAACCCAGCAGGATTCAAGGGGCTTCCGGTGTCGTTGCGCAGCAGAAAGCAAGCTGCATCAGCCCAGCGAAAAAGAAACATAGGAAGGCTTAGGACTGCCGAAAACTCGCCTTCTCGGAGCTTTGTGACCAGTGGGCGCGGCGGAAACAGAGGGGGCGGGCAGGTTTCCATTGGATCTATGCGAATCAGAAAGGGGAGATCCAATCAACTCAACCTTCTAACTGGCCGCGTCGAGTCCGTAGTGTCCGGCAAGCGCATTACCATGAGTGGCAGATCAGCACTCCGGCGCCGCTCATGACCACCTCAACCCCAACCCCAACCACCGCCGTAGGCCGGCTGCTCAAGGCCAAGCCCGGCCAGCGGCAGCTGCATAAGGTGATTGCCGTCAAGCCTGATGGCACTGTCCGCACTGTGATCAACCGGCAGATGTGACCACACCCAGCAGCCTGTACCGCAATGCAATCGACCTGAACCGCTACAGCAATAGCGTCGCGCGGCGGTTGATCAATGCCTATAACGACATCATCATCGACGCAGTGAACCAACTGCAGACGATTGATGAGGCATCGGCACCGGTGCAAGCTGCTCGGCTGCGGGCGATCCTTGCGCAGCTGCGCGACAGTCTCGCAACATGGGCC